GTGCCGGCGCTGCCCTTGACGGCAACGTAGTCCACATTCTCGGCCGCGCCGTTAACCTGCGTGCCAGTGGACGAACCGTTACCGGCGATTCGAGTGCCGGACGTGAGTGACGGGTTTTGCTGCGTCGCGTACCAATCGACTTCCGAAATGATCGGAATGCGAACACGCTCTAGTGCGGTCGCGTTCTGTGGAATAAGTTGAGTCAGCATCGTGCCGCGAATTGACGCACCGTCGTCAAAATCCACAACGCCAACAAGGCTGGCGTTCGGAACGCCCTGCTTCATAAGGCGCGTGTGACCGGCCATCGCCATTGACGGCGAAGCGATCATTTTCGTTGCGTCGGTGCAGTCCACGGCCTTTGTGCCGGCGGCGCCGCCTGCGACGAACGAATAGAACTGAAGCGTTTGCGACGCGATGAACTTGTCCACGTCGTGCGCCAGCGTCGAAGCGGCGGACTTCATGGTTTCGTTCTGCATCAAGGCGTTGTACGACTGGACGTACTCAAGGTCGCCAATCGAAATGTGGACATTCTTGTACTGGTCCACAGTCACCGGCGCCGTGCCAACGACCAAATCTTGCGCCTTCAGCGCAGCACCGGACGTTGCAAGGAAGCGCGGGGGACGCTTGACGTTGACCGTGAGCCCGTTTTCATCGGTCACTTGGTCTTTGAACTGCCCGTCAACCAGCCGGCCGTAGACAAGCTGATTCTTGAGCAAAAGCAGCATGGTGTTTGCGTACACCTGCGCATTCAGGAATTGGTTGGTCATAGCACTCTACTTTCATCAGTTGGGCCGTCGCATAGCCGCCGCCTCAAAGGCTTTGAAGTCGGTCGTTGCTTCGGACACTTGGTTTTTTCCACCTGCCCCCCTAGCTCGCGATGCGGGCACGGGTGGCGCTTTGCTCGTCTTAACCACTGACGCGCCATTGGTGCGGGTGGTAGCGTCCGACGAACCGGACGAAAATTTCGCCTCTAGGCGACCAAATGCGGCTGCTTGCGCGGCCGGGGCTAACTGACTGATACGAGTCCCTTCCTTGGGATTATCGTACAGGTGCTTGGCGATTGCCGGCCCTTCCGGCGAATCGAGTAGTAACTGGCCAACAATCGGGGGCAGTGGCCATTCGTTGTTGCGGCCCGATTCAACAATTTCTTCAAAACCCTCACCGAACTTTTTGACGCCGGCCTCTGTGAGGGCGGCAATCTTGCCTTCAAGGGTGGACTGCGCCGAAGCAGCGTCCTTGGTGCGAGCCTTCGCGGCTTCCTGCGCCCGTTCGTCCGCCAATTCCTTTTTGGCTTCGTAGCGCGCAAGCGCCGAAATGTACTTGCCGTCCAATTCGCCGTATTCAAAATCGGCTGCATTGGGAGCGAGCGGGTCTTTTGTAGTAGCAGACTTGCCGCCTGTCAAGCGGCCTTCCTCAAGTGCCTTGAGTCGAGCATCAAACTCGCCACGGTCGCGGGCGCGCGCTTCGCGCTCGGCGGCAAGCTCGCGCTCGGCGGCGTGTTGCTTGGCAGTCACCTGTCCAATGCGGCGTTCGGCGCTGCGGTGTTTGATTTCCTTGTCAGCCTTGGCAGCGTCGGCAGCTTCGCGAGCTTCCTTTTCCTCGGGCGTTTCGTTCGCCTCGCGCTCGGCTTTTTCCTCGGGCGTTTCCTCAGCAGTTTCTTCCTCGCCTTCGTCGGTTGTCGTGGCGCCGGCGGCTACGCGCTCGGCTTCCTCACTTTCTTCAAGTTCGGCGGCGGTCTTTTGCGCGTCGGCAATGGTGGAGCCTTTCGCATTCGCGGCCGTGGCTTTGGCTTCGCGCACGGACGGCTTGCCGGCATCGGCGCCTTTTTGCGTTTCGCCATCAAGGGTTGAAAAGCCCTTAAAGTCGGCCATTTCTTCCTCAACCGTCTTTTCCTTGCCGTGTGCGTCGTTTCCCATTGTATGCTCCTAGTTAGCGAACGGGGCCGTTCGGGGTTTCTGCAATCTTGACCGCCTCAAGGCGGGCCGAGACTTCACGCTCGGCCGCTTTTGACGCGACTTCAACAGATTCGTTTTGAATCTTCTGCGGCGCAGCGTCGGCGGTCGCTTGGAAGTTGCGCGCACGTGCAAAGTTCATGGCCGTTTCGGACTGCGTTTTCATAAACTGCGCAACAGCATTGGCCATTTGCTGCTTTTCGTCGGCGGCTTGTTTTTGCTGGCCAGCGGCGGCGCTCGCCTGCAACTCCGGCGTCATTTCAGACGGGTCAAGCAGGCCCGGCGGCAGAGTCTTGCGAATGCGCGCGGCAATCTTGTCCGCGCCGCGCCAATCCTGCGCTTCAACAATCAAGTCGGCAGACACAGCCATGACGGCAGGCATTGCAGTGGCAAGGCCCATCATATTCTCAGCCATTTCGTGACGCTGCGTCGCGTAGCTCGGGCCAGTGACGACACTGACGGCATACTTGCCAAGGGTCACGTCGATTGAACGCGGATCGTCCATTGCGTTGATAACAACCATATCCTCTTTCGCGTCCTCACCAAGCACCTTGATAACGCGCGGCGTGTCGTACACGGTCGGGATAAGCTGGTTAATGATGCGCCCCGCTTCCTCAATCGCCTTGTTCAAATTGTCGTGGTAGATCACCGTGCCGGTGTCGCTCACGCGCTGCCGCGCCTGAATCGCCACGCCAGAAACCTCATTGCTCGGCATTCCCAAATTGGCCTCATGAATATTTGAAATATCCTTGAGGTCTTGCTTGGTCATTTCCGATTCGCCAATCAAGGCGTTTTCGATTTGCGCGGGTGCAATGCGCTCGGGCTTCGCGCCTGAGTCGCTATTCCAAATCAACAGCGGGTCGTCAGACAGGTGCGAATTGCGGAAGTCCTTTTCACGGCCCGCGACGGACTCGCTGGACGCCAGCCAAATGCTGCGCGGCGTCTGCATGATTTTTTCAGCCGTGACCGAACGCCAAAAGTTGTGAAGGCGCTGCGGGTCTTTCAAGTGGCGCACAAGGCCCCAACGGTGTTTGAACTCGCCAACGCTGACTTCCCAACCCGGCACGCGCAGCACTGGCACGCGGTCAATCGGAAGCTCATACGGGCCTTCCAGCACGTCCAAGCCGCTGCACAGATACATTTGCGCGTACTTCACTTGCACCTTGCGCATGATAGGCGAGCCGTCTTTGCGCTGCACAATGTGGGATAGAACGTCGCCCGACTTCTCCGGGTCGTCCACGTCCTCGGTTATGTCAATGGTGGCGCCGTTGTCCACGAGCGCAAGCACACGTTCCTTCGTCCGCATGTGCCAGTATTCGACCACGCGCACGTCGTCCAAGGCCACCCAACCATTCGCGCGCAAGTCGCCGCGCAGCACCGTGTCAATCATCACGTCCGCCGGCGTGGCCCACGGCCACTGCGCGTAGAACTGCTTTTTAGGCATCACTTCGACCACGAACACGTGGCGCGCGTCGCGGCCGTCGCCAATCGTCAGCGTGCGGTCCCACACAACGCTGAAGTGGTCGTGAATGGCCTTGATGCGAATTGCCTGCTCAAACACGTCGTCATTTTCGTAGTCCAATTCCACTTTGAACTGGCCAATGCCACACGCGACTTCACCAAGCAGCGCCGTGTCATAGGCAAGCTCGGCACGCGATTCTTTTTGGATATTGCGCACCAAGCCCTCACGGACTTTCGCGACTGATTTTGTTCCGCCGTTGTCGGGGATGATTTTAATATCGGTTTCGTTGATCCGGCGGTTGCCGATAATCTGCGCAGCAAACGCCGGCAGATTGTTGAAAGTGAGGCACGGCTTGCGGGCGGCTTCGCGCCGCTGGCGCACAAGGTCGTCCCATTGGTTGCCGACAAGGAATTGCAAATCCTCGATTCCGGCTTCACGATTCATGCGGTCAACTTGAATGTCCTCGTAAAACTCATTGCGCATGTCGCCCAAAAACTCGCCTTCGTTTTTATAGCCATCGGGCAGCGCGATTTCCGGCTTGGTGTCTTTTCCAAGCTGCGCCGGGTCGGAGTCAGCGTCGAACGCCGGCATAAGCGCCGGTGTCATCGTGTTAGGGTCGTTGTTCGGGGAGTCGCCAATTGTCATTTCAATTCATCCAACCCGTTTCGCCAAGCATAGCAGGGTCGAAGCCCGGCACGCTCGGCGTCGGGGCGTCCACATTGCCGAATGTCGCGACCTTAGCCGGTTCGTTGTAATTGTCAAAGAACTCATTGAAAGCAAAGGTGAGCGCCACAGAGTCGCCAAGGTCGGGCGAGCGCACGCCGCGCTTTTTCATGTCGTCCTTCGATTCAAGTAGCAAATCGTTTGTCAACTGCGGTTTGCGCCGGCAGGAAGTCATATCGGTTTGCAGCGCGGGAATGTCCGGGATGCTCACGCCCTCAGGCAGCATGAGCCAGTCCGACATGCGCGACCACATTTCCGCGCGCCGATTCTTCGGCCCGGCCACCTTCGGCTTGGCGAGCTTGGCCTGCGACGTGCCACCGAAGTTCACGCCGCGCACAATGTTGACGTACTTCGGTCCAATCGACTTGAGCCCGGTAATGATGGTCGCACCGATGTTGCCTTGGTCAATGTTGACCCGAGCCGGATTCAGTTCGTCAATGAGGCTACGAATCCACTCCGTGCCTTCCATATGGTCGATTCGGCCGCGATATTTCACCCACTCCACCTTGAGTCCACGGCGCGCCGCGACGGAAAAACGGTCGCCGCCGTTGCTGGCCGGGTCCACGCCAAGAATGAGCGGTCCGTGGCCTTCGACGCCCGTGCGCTTGCGGGCACGCAGCACCCACAGCGGCGCAATGAACGGTTCATGCCCCGCCGGTGCGGTCCACGCCTCGGCGGCCGTGGCCGGGTACTCGCGCTTGAAAATCTCGGGGTCGCGCAACTCTATGATTTTGCTGCGCCGCCAGCACATTTGGTTCAGGGTGAGACCAAATGTCGCAGCATATTCCATTTCGGACATTTCGCCTTCGTCGGCGTCGTTTTCAAGGGCAAAGCCTTCCTCGGGCTCCCGCGCATACTCGGGCGACAGCCACCAAGGCAAGAAAATTGCTATGTAGTCGCCGCGCTCGGCTTCGGCGTCCTGCCAGCGTTCGTAGAACTCGCCACCGGCGCCGGCGCTCGTAGTCTCAAGTATAACTTCGGTGTTCGCGGCGAGCGGCACGCCCTGCACCGACGCCGCAAAATGGTCGCTGGCGTTCTGCCAAAAGGCCACTTCCGACCCGTGAAACAGCGATATTGCCTTGCCTCGGCCGGACGCTTTCGCACCGGCGGTGGCGACCGCGTAGGACGAATCGAGCTTGTCAAACTCCAATTCCTTGACGTTCGCCGTGCCCGCGTGGGGCGCCATTGGGTTGTGCCGCTGATAGCGGTCAACGATTGAAAACAAGGTGTTAGATGATGTTTGCTCATGTGACAGAATGTAGACATTGACGCCCGAGCGCATGGACGCGCGCTGATAAAACCGGGCGTCAACATAAGTCGAAATGCCTTGCTGCCGGCCCTTGAGGATCAGGGCGCGCACCCAACCTTTTTCCCGCTTCTGCTTTTCAAGGCGCTTGTGAACCATCATTTGCGCCGCATTCAGGTGCAAAGGCTCTATTTTTTCGTCTTTGGTGCGGATTTTGAGGCATTCGGGCGCAAAAAACGGCAACTCGTCCCGTAGGCGCTCTAGTCGATCAAGTTCGGCGTCGCTGTTTGGCACGGCTGCCCCGTTGGGAGTTTGGCTCACGCCACTCTCTAGCGTTCACGGGGAGAAAACGCAACCAACGGGGCTCGCGCGAGTGGGAGACACACTCACCCGGCGAGCTTACCAACTGCCCACAAGTTCGCAAGGGATGTCGTGTATAAAATGCTTACCGATAGCTAAGCGTAATGTCGGACAGCGTTGCGGTCACAACCACAAAAAGGCCGGTGCTGAAAGCCAAATCATAAATCAGCGTGCCTTGACCAAGCGTCAAATCAATCGTGGCGATCACTGTGCCCGAGGCCGCTGTGTTGTCGTACAGCGTCGCCGTCGCCGTCGCTGCGCCTTTGGTGTTGATTGTCAGTGAATGCAGATGACCCGCCGAATTTTTCACTGCCAATCCACCGGTGGCACCCGCTATATTTTTGAATGAACGCCCAACTTCCTCAACCGACGCAGAGCCAACACCGGTTGCAAGCGCCGCCGCAGCCGCGCCGCTCTTTTGTGCGTCCGTCGTGGCGCCGTTGTAGACAAACGGAGTGACACCAAGGGGACGCGCTGCGCTCGCAGCGTCTAAGGCCAGCGTCGGGGTATTGGAACCAGTAAGAAAACCCCCAACGCCAAAACCAACCATCATCTGTCCAGCCGGACTTGACCAGAAATTTTGTCGCTTACCCGTTGTTAATGCGGCCGGAGACGTGGTGGAAACTAAGCCACCCATTTTGACTGGATTCCCACTGTCAGACGCGGCTGCGGCAATGTCACCAACAACCTGCGCGTTCAGATTTGAGGCCGTCGCTTGGGTAGCAGCAACTTTATTCGTTGTGCCGTCAGTCGTTTGGTCGATTCCCACGCTGCCGACGAGGGCTGTGCCCGCCACAAGCACCGCCGCAACTTTATTCGTTGTGCCGGGCGTTGTTTGGTCGATTCCAACTTTGCCAATGAGGGCTGTGCCCGCCGGCAAGGCACCCGTAATCGTTGCGGTAAGCGGTGTCGCCGCCAACGCAGCGGCAACGCCAACCTCAATTTCGGAAGCTTCAAGATCAGTAATAGCAGCCATAGCTAATTTTCCGCCTCAACTGAAGAATCTGCGACTACCTTAGCAGTTACCCACGGGTGCGCAAGTGGGAGCCGCCGCTTGCGTTTTACAGCAGCGTCAGCCTTTTATGCTTCCACCGTTTCGGCGGTGCTGTCAACAATTTGCAACTCACGGCGACGGTCGCGTTCGTCCAGCCGCTTCAGCATGTTTTCCACGCCCTCGCTGCCGTGGACTTCGACGGACGACGCTTTAGCCTGCCCCTTGGCCCAAATCTTGATGAAATTGCCGTAATTTTCGTCGTTTCGGCTGGCATAGGCCGCGAGCCGTTCAACCCCGCCAATGCCTTCGAACACGGTGTCAACAATCTCCGTGCGGCGGCGCGCGCTCAAGTGGGGCAGCAATTCGCCGCCCGGAAGCGCCATCGGCAGATTCCATTTGATTTTGTCGCTCATTAAACAATGCTATCATAAGTGCTTACGCCATGTCGAGGGGAAGGCGAAGCGCAAGGCCTTCTGGAAATGCGGGTGGTCCAAGTCCGATAGGTCATGGGCTATCGCGAAGGCTTCCGCGACATACCGGCGCGCGTCGGCCAAAGTCTCACGGTCCACCCGGAAGCCCTCGGCGCGCATGGCACCAATGGCGTACTTCTCGGCCTCAAATTCTTCAAGCCAACCAAGTTCCTTGTCGGCTTCGGTCGTGACGCCGGGGTAAATGTGCTTGCCGACTACATGCCCTACTTCGTGCAGATATACGTAGAGCGCGTCGGGGTTGTTCAAGGGCGGGCAGTAGATGATACCGGCGGCGACGGCTTGGCCGGCGCAACCGTGGCGTGGTAGGCGCTCGCGCACCTTCCACCCGCGCGGCTTGTGGCGCTTGGCGGCGGTGCGGATTCTCGCCTCAAGCGCGTTCATGGGTAAGTCCTCTTAGCTCGGGGTACGTTTCGGAATTGTGCGACGCGGCTTGAACGCTGCCTTGGTCGCCGTGGACGGTGCTGTGGCCGGCCGCGTGCCGACAATGGACTCGGCCGGGCGCTGCTTGGGTGGACCGCCGATCAGGCCGGGGTCCATGTTGAATGGCAGGAACTTGCCCGTGACGTTGACCATTTCACTTCCCCTTGCCCTTGGCCGGGTGCATGGCGTCCGCGTGATCGTGCATTGACGGCAACGCCGGTTTAATAGGCTGGCCGTAGCGGTCAAGGCCCATCGCGGCGCGGTTGCGAAGGAGGATTCGCTGCGCGTCCGAAAAGTCGCCCTGCGCGTTCTGTGGACCCGAACCGACGCCAGAAGGCTTCGCCGGTGCCGGCTTGCCGCTCAAAGCATTGGTGATTGCATCAAAAATACCCATCAAACCAACTCCTTGTTGTCATCACCAACGTTGGCCCGATATACAACATGGCTATTTATGGCTGAAATGCGTTCTCTCAGGCGATCCGGCAATCGGGTTTGCACTGTCTCAAGTGTGATGTTGCAGAACTCTTCTGTCGCAAAGAGTTCCTTGACCTCGCATGGGATCAGAACGCGGTCGCCAACTTTTAGGGGTCGTCCTTTGAAATCGTGCATTTTCGTAGTCCTTCCGCTCACAAACTCGGGATTTTGAATCCGAACTTTGACAGATACCAAATCGCGCCAACCGCGACGGCACCAACGATCATTCCGAACAGGAACATGGGAATCTCCTATGCAGCGGCGACTATGCGTCCGGCTGCGGCTGTGCGTCAAGCGCCTTCTCAATTTTGGCAATCTCGGCACGCAGCATGGCGACGTTCGCCCCGAAGCCCTTTTTCGGCTTGCCCTCGCCATCGGTGCGCGCCTCAACCAGCGTCTTGTACCACGTCAGGTCGCGTCGGGTCATTGTCCGTTGTCCGGTCTTGGAGTTGGGGTCACAAACTGCACGGAATTGCCGGGCTCGGCTTTCTTGAAATAATCTTCCAATTCCTCGGGCGTGCGGTGCGAAAGGTTGGTCCCCGAAACCATGAAGTTCCATGTGCCATCAGGCGCTTGGTGCCACGTCCCGCCCTCATTCCCGGCCACGCCGTTATACTGGCTTTCGCTCGAAAAAGTGGGGTGATTCGGTTTCTTGAACGTATCGGGAAAGTGGCCATTGGCGGCCTGCCCGGCACCGGCCTTGAACGCGCCGCGCATGTCGTAGTCGAACGTGTTGCGTTGGCGCATTGGCAGGGTCGCAAGCCATTGCTGATACTGCCGCTCTTGGTCCGGCGGCAGCTTGGTATTGTAGCGGTCCGTGTAATCGGCAACGGTCACAGCTTATCCCTCACGTTCGCCCTGCGCGCTTCTGCCGCAGCATTGTTTATGTCCCGGCCCAACGCCTCGGCTTCGTTGGGCGTGAACTGCGGGTGCTGCCCGTAGGCCACTTCGCCGGCGTTTTTCCTCACATGCACATAGTGCTGGCCGTTGACCGCGTCCTTCTCCACCGTGACCGCCAAGAACTTCTGCGTCAGGTGGCGCGGGCTCGGGTGATGCGTCGCCATCACGCATGGTCCTGCCGGGTCGCCGGAATGCAAAACGCCTGCGCGTCCAGCACTATGAGCGCGTCGCCGTCCTCAGTGAGCTTGATCGACTTCCCAAGCCACGTCGCTTCGACCGCCAACGCCTGCACCTTGCATTCGTCAAGCGTGATTTCCGGCCCCACGGCAACCTTACTGGCCACCTGTCCGCCGGTGAAAAATATGATTAAAACCATCGCCATAACTTGCATGACACAATCCTTCGGGCACTCGGCTCGGCCGGCAATGTGACCCCGAAATGCAGTAGCGTCAACCGCTTATTCTCCGCACAATCTGAGCAGATTAAAGGCCTTATTCTCATCACCGGCTATGCTACTACGTTTCTTGGTTATGATAGCAGCCTAGGGGAAAAATGGTATAGACTCCGCGTATCGGGGTTAGAGCCATCACGACACAACTCTATCGAAGGTACCCCCGGCAGGGCAAGGTCGCCAAGTAGTACCTACAATTTTAAGCACACTTTATTCAACGTAGTAGCAAAGTAATTTCGTATTCTCAGACACTTAGATACAAGATTGAAACGCATTGCATACAATAGCAGTCGTCCGCTCGCTGCTGCTCACGGACGCTGGACGCTCTGTGGACTGAGTTAACGCACTGCTACTGCATTGCTTAGAATGCGTAGTAACACGCCAATGACAGCGTAAACATGGACACTTAGTAACGTGGCCACGTCGTGTTAAGTCACTGAATATACTAGGCAATCGCCATGCGTGCAGCGCATAGCCAGTGCAGCGTGCAAGTTTCGGGCCAATCGCGTGCTACGGCGTTTCGCGGTTTCGTAGTAGCTGAGTGCCACGCGATTTACTGCGGCTGGTCGGGGTGGCTACGTCCTTTGACGGGCCATGCCGCGAAACGTAGTAGCTTACTTAAGTAGTTGCTTAAGCGTTGCCGCGCGCTGGCGCGCCATTGGCCCCGGCAATGCTACTATGAAACGGGGAAACGTAGTAACTAGGGGTATGGCGTACCTTTAAGATCACAAGAATACTATTATATATGATAGTATCATACATGCCCTATAGAGGGTTAGAACACTCGATTGTAACATATCTTAAGTACATAGTAACCAAATGCGCAGGCTTTGCTTGACTAATAGAGCCCGGCTGCTTAGATGCACATTGACGGCGCAAACGCGCTGCTAACACAGGAGTTTGATAGCATGACCATCACACTTTGCCCGACATGTCTTGCCCGGCCGCTGAGTGCGGACGAAGGTGCAGGCGCGACGAGTCGCTATGCGCCGACCCTGCACATTTGTTCCGAGTGCGGAATGCGTGAAGCCTTCGAAGGATTCTTTTGGATTGCTGACAGCGCGTCGCATGTGAGCAAGCTAAACGCGGCCGGGCTTCAGGAATTAAAAAACGCATTCTCCCGCCGTGGTCCGGACTACGGTGTCAACGCCATGCGCACGGATGGAACCCGCGCCAGCCGCCGCGCCAATAAGGACTAGGTGCGTTGCGGCCTGCGCCTCACGGGGCGCAGTGCGCAGCGCAGCCGCGCTGCATTGCGACTAGACACCCACAACGGAGATTGAAATGCTAATTAACGGAAAAGACCTAAATATTTCCCCCGGGGCCGACTTGCGCGGGGCCAACTTGACCGAGGCCAACTTGCGCGGGGCCGACTTGACCGGGGCCGACTTGACCGGGGCCGGCTTGCGCGGGGCCGGCTTGCGCGGGGCCGACTTGCGCGGGGCCAACTTGTGTAGGGCCAACTTGCGCGGGGCCAACTTGGCCGAGGCCGACTTACGCGGGGCCAACTTGGCCGAGGCCGACTTGACCGGGGCCGACTTGTGTAGGGTCAACTTGCGCGGGGCCGACTTGACCGGGGCCGACTTGTGTAGGGCCAACTTGCGCGGGGCCAACTTGACC